TAAGTTTATGCACGCTTGGCGCATTCCAATATAATCATTATTGGTAATGCAAGAATGAAGAATAATAGCAATGTTTCACTCTCCTTTACTTTTTTATTGGTTACATAAAAAATCATTATCGGAAAAGATAATACCTGCGTAATGTCTCAACGGTCAACGGTTTTTCTAATATATGCCATCATTGCACCTCCTTCCATTGACAACCTGCCCGGCGATATACCGGGCAACGCTTGCGGCTTAATGTCCTATTTATAGCCGCCGCAACGGCTTATTTCATGATTTTATAATCTGTTACTGTGTGTTCACCGTCATATAAATATATTTCTAATTCGTCCGGCTTGCAACCGTAACAGTCCGCTAAATATTGTCTGAGCTTTTTCCCCTCTTCCCAACGTAATTCATCAATAACAAAATATCCGTAACAGTTATTGATAGCAAATTCCGTTCCACAACCTAACCACAATTTACCTATTTCGTTTATATGTTCCGGCGTGTAATGGTTAATACAATATACCACTTCGCAATAATCCCCTTGTGAATATCCGGTAAATGATTTTACTGCCCATTCTTCACCCGTGGTAATGGTTAGATATTCGGCTATTGTTTCCGTGTCGCTTGTGTCGGCATGTTCTGCCCATTGTTTAAGTAAATGGCATTTCTGTGGAGAATATAGAACGTTATTGTATTCTAAAACTTCTTTGTAGTTGTCGTAACTGTTATAACCGTTTGTCCATTTGTCGTTTACGTCATGAAAACCATCTATAATATCTTGCGATTGCTCTTCAATGTATTCATATTCTTCCATATTAAAGCCACTGTTTCTCCTTCTGTCCGCCGTTATAATGTATACGGCGCAATTTTCCCCTTCAACACTTTTCAATCCGTCATCATCGAAGTAAGCGCTAAAATCTACATCTGCCGGATTAACTTCTTTAGCAATAATCTTATTCATAATTCAACCTCCTAAAAATTTTATTATGCGTTTGGGCTGTCGGAGCTTGTGACCGTCTGCCCGGCTGCATTACGCCCGGCATTATAGCCGGGTCACTCTGCGATTAGTCAATACACGTTGCGTATATATATTGACTCTTTAATTTAGAATTTACATCCCGTATATTCATGCCTAAAACCATAACCATATACAGGCATAGCCTATAATAAGCAAAACAAATTCTTAAAAAATTATTTTTTAATTCATCCATATCTTTTAATTCATCCATATCTTTTATAACCCTTGTCATTTCCAAAGTATATTCATATTCATTGTTAATGTAAAAATTAATATTGTTAAAACTATTTGTATTATTCACTAATGTATTACCATCTAATACTTCAAATTTAAAATCTTCTGAATTATATTTACATCTAACATATTTAATATCTTGTGCTTTATAAATCCTATAAACTTTTTTCATTTTACCCTCCACTTTCCTGGCTCTTTTAGTTGCCAGCACTATAATTTTTATATTTTTAAATTTAATTATTATACAGTTTGTAATAAATTGTTTAATATCTCTTTTTTAATCTGTGTAAATGTTAATCTTTCATTATATTGGATTTTAAAAGATTTTGTATAATCGTAATTTCCTATTCCATGCGTTCCGGTTTATATACCGTTTCCATGTGGCAACCGTCATTATAGCTATTCCGAATAATTTTAGACATTGGCGCATTACATAACATATTAAAAATTAAGTTAGCCGCTTCAATAATGTCCGATTGTCCGCAATTACTTTTTAAAAAACAATCAAACAACCATTCTTTTTTATCAGTTTCCAGTACAACTGAATATTTACCGTTCTTCATGGGAGTTTTGCTGTAATAGAATTCAAAGAACGGGTTATCGTCTACTTGATAGTAATAATATGTTTTATCCAGAATGAAGCTAATATAACTGGTATGTGTTACTGTTATTGGTTCGTTTTCTTCCTTTGTGCTTCTATAGCTAATTATTGCTGTGGGTGTTGGCTTTACTTTGCCGCCGTGATTGTTAACAATATTAGCAAGCTCTGTTATTATCCTTGCCGCATTGTATTCCCATGCCCGTAAATATAACCGCTCTCCGTCTTTCGTTACTATTGCCATTTTATATAACCTCCTTTTTAACAGGTTTTCCTGCTTACACCTTAATTATAACAGGTTTTTGTGTTATGTCAATACGTTTTTATAATAATTTTAACAGGTTTTTATGTTACTATAATAATGTATGTTTACTGTTGAGTTTTTAGACATTAACGGCGTACGCCGTCCGGCTGCCGCCAACATACCCCTACCCCGGGGGTATATCTAAACGCCAGGGAGGGGGTTCGTCATCTCCGCTACCACCTAAAAATATAAAAAGATTAAATATTATATTGACAAAACAGAATACCATGCTATAATGTAATTAAGAATAAACGAAAGGAGTTTTCACCATGAATGAAAAAGATATTATAAGAGCAGCAATGGCTGCCCGTGGATATACTCAAACCATGTTGGCTGCCGCCGCAGGACTAAAAAGACAAACCAATGTCAGCGAGATGTTGAGAAGCAGAAGTTTACGAGTTGATAACTTTGTAAAGCTGCTTAACGCAATGGGATTTGATGTTATAGTTAAAGATAGAAACAGTAGTAATCGTGAAAATGTTTGGAAGGTTGGTGATACGGAATGATTTACGGATATGCTCGTGTATCTACCAAAGGACAAGAAAAAGACGGAAACAGCTTAGAAGCTCAAGAAATTAGATTAAAGGAAAATGGTGCGGAAATCATATTCAAAGATATTTTTACCGGAACAAAGAAACACCGTCCTCAGCTTGATAAACTCATGAAACAGCTTAAACCCGGAGATACATTGATTGTGACTAAGCTCGACCGTATAGCGAGAAGTACAATTCATGGGGCGCAACTGGTTGAGGAATTACTTGAACGTGGTATAAGGTTGAACATATTGAACATGGGCGTAATGGATAACACCCCTTCCAGTAAGTTGATTCGCAATGTGTTCTTTGCTTTCGCTGAATTCGAGCGAGATATGATTGTCGAAAGAACCTCTGAGGGCAAAGAAATCGCCAAAAAAAAAGAAGGTTACCGGGAAGGTAGACCCTCTGTAAATGTTCCAGACTTTGAAAAATTTCTAAAAAAACAAAAAGACGGATTAATTACTGTTGATGAAGCTATTAAAAAATTGAATATTAGTAGAGCTACATGGTATAATTTAGCAAAGGGAGTGAATCATGAGGTGGTAATATGATATGACTTTTCATACTAATTTTACCGATAATGGTTATCTTAGCAGCAAAAAGTAGCAACAAAAAAAATAAAATTTTAGGAGGAATAGAAATGAGTGTGTTCTTCATTGGAATGACAGGATTTATTATTTGCTTGATTATTTTAATAGTTAAGACAGCACATAAAAAGCCTAAAAAAGTGATTGGTTTTTTGACAGTAGCATTTTTAGTTATGGGGATAACTGGAATGGTGTATGCTATGCATACTCCGGCAATTAAAGTAGTAGTTGCTGATTATGACAAAATAATGAATGGCGAAATGAACGGGCAATTAATAGACCTTACTGGAGATATCGAGAATATAAAACAAGATGGAGAGCTATATCATTTGACTATTAAGACTTCAGATGGTGTTTATCAAGCTGTTACTACGAAAGATGTTGCTGGAACTTTTCCACGAGTTGGGGATAAACGAGTAAAGATGTATATTTCGCCAGAATATGTGGATAACAATCAATTAGTGATTACTGTTGTAAGCTTTCGGCAATAAAGTTAAATGAAGAGTGCCTTTGAGCGCCATAATTCTAAAGAAAGGATGGTGCTCTTTTTTTTTATGAACACAATTAATATTATTAATAAATTAAGAGAAAAAGTATTAAATAATTCTCAAGATTATCAAGTTGTTGATGATTTGTTTGAGATGATTCGTATATATGAGAATGAAAATCCAAAAGAAGCTCATCTTATTAACCGTGAAGTTAGAAGTGTAACAGCTGCTCAAGTAAAGAGCATTAGACACAATGTGAGTTTAAGTGAAAAGTTCTATTTGTTGCATAAACGAAGTTTGCTATTTGATGCGCCAATTGATTTTGATGCATATCTACAATATGTTGAATTTGACCGTGACCCTTCAAAAAAGTTTTATCTTCCTCGCCGTAAAATAATTAGACCAATTATCAATTCGTTGCAGCAAATTGAGGATAACAAACTTGACTTGCTTGCTATCTCGCAGCCACCAGGAACAGGAAAAAGTACTATCGGAATATTTTTTCTTTCGTGGGAGATGGGTAAATATCCAGACAAGCCAAATTTAGCATCTGCTCATTCTGATAAGTTAACAAGAAGTTTTTACGATGGTGTTCTCAGTATTATTACAGATTCTGAATATTTATGGCATGATGTATTTCCTGGATTATTGCTTGTTGGAACTAATTCTAAAGATGAAACTATCGACCTTGCAAAGGCAAAACGATTTAAAACTCTTACATGCCGTTCCATAGATGGCTCATTAACAGGTGCTACCCGATGCGAAAATATTCTTTATGCAGATGACCTTGTATCTGGTATTGAAGAAGCTCTTTCTAAAGAACGATTAGATAATCTTTGGGGTAAATACACCAATGACCTTAAATCAAGAAAAAAGCTCGGGTGTAAAGAAATTCATATTGCTACTCGTTGGTCAATTCATGACCCTATTGGCAGGCTTGAACGACAATATAGCGATGATTCTCGGGCAAAGTTTCTTGCTCTTCCTGCTCTTAATGAAAATAACGAAAGTAATTTTGATTATGATTATGGTGTAGGCTTCGACACAAAATATTTTTTGGATATGAAAGAAAGCTTAGATGATGTTTCATGGAGATGCTTATTTCAAAATGAGCCAATTGAGCGTGAAGGAATTCTTTATAATGAGGATGATTTAAGAAGATATTATGACCTCCCCGTTGATAAACCTGATACAATTATAGGAGTATGTGATACTGCTGAGGGTGGCGGAGATGATACATTCCTTCCCGTTGCTTATGTATATGGCGAAGATTATTATATTGAAGATTGCGTTTGCGACAATGGTCTGCCAGAGGTTACAGATGCGTTATGCGCTGAAATATTACTCAAACATAATGTAAAGCAATGCCAGTTTGAAAGTAATAGTGCCGGAGGGCGTACCGCCGATAAGGTACAAGAAAAAATTAAAGAAAAAGGTGGTATAACTCGTATTACTAAGAAACGTACTACGGCTAATAAAGAAACAAAAATAATTGTTAATTCTACTTTTGTTAAAGAACACTTTTTGTTTAAAGATAAAAGTAGATATGCCAGCAATTCATCTTATGCTAAAATGGTGAAAAATTTATGCTCTTACACAGTAATGGGGAAAAATAAGCATGATGACGTTCCAGATGGTTTAGCACAATTTGCTGAATATATTCAATCATTTAAAGGTGGAAAGGTAGAAATATTTAAAAGACCATTTTAACTATATATTGTATAACTTTTTAAAAATATATGTTGACAACTACTATATGTTGTGTTATGCTAATAATATAAAAAGTATATATGTGTAATAAGTGGAAAAATTCACTGCTTTAATTTGAAATTTAGGGCATGATTGCTTGTGACTTTCGAGTCAAGGGCATCATGCTTTTTTCTCGTGGATAGGAGTTGTATTGATTGAGAGATTTCGAACCGATTGTTTATGATTTTCCAGACAATAAAGATATTGTTATATACCCTATTTCCGATGTTCATATTGGAGCGCAGGAATGTATGCTTGAGGCGTGGTCTGATTTCAAGAAGAAGCTGTTAAACGAACCGAATTCGTATATCACCGTTGCCGGGGATATGATGAACAACGGTTTGAAAAACAGCGTTACTAATGTTTATCAAGAAACCATGCGTCCTCGTGACCAGAAGAAATGGTTGGTAGAACAGCTTAGAGATGTCAAAGATAAGATTCTTTGCGTTGTTCCGGGTAATCATGAAAATCGTAATGATAAGGAAGTTGATGATAACCCTCTTTACGATGTTTGTTGCAAGTTAGACATTGAAGATAAATTTAGAGAAAATGCAGCGTTTATTATTCTGAGATTCGGTGACATCGAGGGAAATGGCTTGAAAAATCCGAGCTATTCCATGTGTGTACTTCATGGGTCTGGCGGTGGAATTTACACCGGAGCAAGTGTCAACCGTAATGAACGATTTGGATATACGATTGATGGTCTTGACATTCTTGTTGTCGGACACAATCATAAACCGGTCGTGAGTAGACCTCAAAAGATTTTATTTGATGTAAGGAATAAGAAGGTATCATACAAACCGTTTACAGTAGTTTCCTCTACAGCATGGCTAGAATACGGAAATTATGCCATACGGAAGATGCTGTTACCATCTTCCCATGCATTACAGGAAATTCAATTAAGCGGGAAGGAGAAGAAAGTGAGGGTTCTGTTTTGAGCATCGAAAAAGTAGTTTATATATCACATGAATTTGGTGGTAAACAAGAAAATGCTGATAAAATTGCTACGCTCGTGACGGAACTTAGTAACCTCTATCCTACTATTTGTTTTATTTCTCCGGTTCACGCTTTCGGATTTATGTATGAGTCGATAGATTATGACCGAGGAATGTCATATTGTTTAACTCTTTTAGATATGTGCGATGAGATGTGGGTTTTCGGGGAATGTAGCAATAGTAAAGGCTGTCTTATTGAAAAAGAGTATTGTAAGAAATATAAAATTCCTATTGTGGAAAAGGGGTGATTGAAACGGAAACCAGAGTAATGTTCGGCAGAGAGGTTATTTATTCATCGGTAACAGAAGTTACACGAGCTAATGTGGTAGATGTTCTCGAAAAGGCTATGAATATCCATAAAAAGAATAGCAACGAAATAGATTACCTTTATCAATATTACAAGGGTAATCAGCCTATCCTACAGCGAGTTAAAACTATTAGACCAGAAATCAATAATAAAATTGTTGAGAATCATGCTTACGAAATTGTATCTTTCAAAACTGGATATGTTTTTGGGGAACCGATTCAGTATGTACGAAGAAGTGAAGATAAAGAGATTTCCGAAAAAATCACCCAATTAAATGAATTTATGTTTGCAGAAGATAAGGCACAAAAGGATAAAGAATTAGCCGAATGGTTTTATATTTGTGGTACAGCATACAGAATGATATTGCCGGATACTGTTGCTGATGAAAGTCCGTTTGAAATTGATACACTTGACCCTCGATATGCTTTTGTCGTATATAATAACGGCTTTGGTAAAAAGCCGCTGATGGGTGTTAAGTATATTAGGACTGATGAAGGAACAATTTTGTACAGTATATATACCACAACCACTTATTTTGAGGTTGAAAATGGAGTTGTGATAAAAGAAGAACCTCATTCCCTTGGTGATATACCCATAATAGAATATCCGGCGAATAGTGCGAGATTGGGTTCATTTGAAATTGTTTTGAGTTTACTCGATGCTCTTAACAATACTGCATCCAATCGTATTGACGGAATAGAGCAATTTGTACAGGCTTTTATGAAGTTCGTAAACTGTGATATTGATGAGGAACAGTTTACAGCTTTGAAAGAAATGGGAGCAATAAAAATTAAAGGCGAACCCGGAAATCCTGCTGATGTGGATATTGTTTCAAAGGAGCTTAACCAAACTCAAGTTCAAGTAACAAAAGATGATATTTACCAGATGATATTGATTATTTGTGGTATGCCGGATAGGGATGGAGCTAACCGTACAACCGGCGATACCGGACAAGCTGTTATTCTTAGAGATGGTTGGAGTGCTGCTGAATCCAGAGCAAGGGACAGTGAATTGGCATTCAAATGTTCTGAAAAGATGTTCCTTCGTTTAGCTTTGAGAATTGTTAACGTTGTGCATGAGCTTGACCTCAAGCTAAGTGACATTGACATTAAATTTACTCGAAACAAAACTGACAACCTATTGGTCAAAACACAAGGCTTGCAGAATATGCTTGAAGCCGGTGTTCATCCTCAGATAGCAATAACCAATAGCGGATTATTTAGCGACCCGGAGCAGACGTATCTTGATTCATTACCTTATTTGGAGAAGTGGTTGACAGCAAAACCGACCTCTACTCCATCCAATAATAAATCTAATCCAGAGGGGGTAGCATGATGAAGATACCGAAGATAATTCGTATAGGTGGTATTGATTATGAAATCAAAGATGTAGATAACTTGAATGATGGTGTGAATGTATGTCATGGACGTATTTCCTATGAAGATTCAGTTATTGAATTGCATTCGAAAAATCAAAGCCACCAGAAACGTTGCATAACCTTGTGGCATGAGATATTACATGGTATTGCAGAACACGCTAACCTTGACATTGAAAACGAAGAGCAGGTTATCGATGTGCTTGCTAAAGGTATTTATCAAGTCCTACAAGACAACGGCAGAGCACTGTTCGACATAGTGGAACGAGGTGATGCCCTTGACTGACGTTCGATGTAAAAAATGTGGTAAGTTACTCGGAAAGGTTAAAGGCGTAGCCGAAATCAAATGTCCACGCTGTGGAGAAGTAAATACTGTAAACACAGAGCGCCAAAAGAGTGCCAGTTGACCCGTTACAAGGTTGATTGGCACTTTTTACTTAAAGCGAGAGAACGCTATAAAACGCAAAATAACGGAGAGAACCGTAAACTCAAAATAATGTGCAGAGAAGCACTACAAAAACGCAGGAGGTTATTATGGATATTAAAACTTTACTTGGTGATACGTATAAAGAAGGAATGACAATTGACGAAATCAATGCGGCGTTGGCTGATAAGAATTTTGTAGACCCTACTACTCTGCCGAAGTCAGTTACGAAAGATGTTTTCGACAAGACTGCTTCGGAGCTTGCAAAGGTTAAGAAAGAGTTGAAGGATTTACAAGAAACTTCAATGACCGCCGATGAGAAGCTGAAAGCGGAATTAGATAAGGCTACAAATGCTCAACTCACTTATGCGAAGGAGCTTTCGAAACTCCGAGCAAAGGAGATTTTTGTTTCAGCAGGATTGACAGAAGCTGACTACAATCCAATTTTAGATGCAGTGGTTTCCGAAGATGAAGAAACTACTAAGGCTCGTGCTAAAAGCATGGTTGACCTTATTTCTGCTCAAAAAATCGCTGTAGAAAAGGCTGTAAGAGCTGAATTGCTTAAAACTACACCTAAACCCCCTGCCGGTGGCGTTGGTGGAACTATCACTAAGGAACAATTCGATAAAATGGGATGGAAAGAGAGAACAGAACTAAAACAAACGAATCCGGAGTTGTTTAAGCAGCTCTCAGAATAATAAGGAGGAATAAATTATGGCATTAGATGCAAATGCAACTAAACTTGCGAGTTTGATTGACCCGGAAGTTATTGCGCCTATGATTGAAAAGAAAATGATTGATGCGATGAAATTCGCACCTTTAGCGAAAATTGATTATACCCTACAGGGTAGACCCGGTAGCACCGTTACTCTTCCGAGCTATGCGTATATTGGGGATGCAGCAGATGTAGCAGAAGGAGCCGACATTCCAATTGCTGAACTTACAGAATCCAGTGTAACAGCTACAATCAAGAAAGCTGGTAAAGGCGTTCAAATTACCGATGAAGCTATCTTGAGTGGGTATGGTGACCCAGTAGGCGAAGCTATTAGTCAGCTTGGTACGTCTGTAGCAAGTAAGACAGACAACGATGTAGTTGCTATTTTAAATGCAATTAAAGCTCCTATGATTTATGCGGCAACTGGCAAATTAACATCAGATGTAATTGCCAATTCACTTGTAAAATTTGGTGAAGATTTAGATGGAGATAAAGTCTTACTTATTGCTCCTGAACAATTAGCTCAATTAAGAACTAGTGAAAATTGGATTTCAGCTACTGATATGGGTGTCCAAGCTCTCATGAGCGGTGTTGTAGGTATGATATGGGGATGCCAAGTTGTAATTTCTAATAAGATTGTAAAGACAGGAGCAGCACCTGATACAACTTATTCCAACTTTGTTGTAAAACCAGGTGCTTTAGCAATTTACATGAAGAGAGATACTTTACTTGAAACAGATAGAGACATCATCAATAAGTCTACCGTAATGACAGTTGACAAACATTATGTAGCATATCTTTATGATGCTTCTAAGGCGATTAAAATTACTACGGTAGAAGGTCAGTAAGGGGGTGAACCCTTATGGGAATGATGCTTAGGCGGCATAAAATGTCAATAAGCGAGGAAATTAATGAAGTTCAAAATGAAGCTCCAGCGATAGATTTATCCGAAATGAAATACGATGAGCTAAGAGCATATGCTAAGAAGCAAGGCATAGATATTAAAAAGTATTCTACTAAAACAGAAATGATAGAACAATTAACACATTAAGGGGGTGATGTGAGTGGCAGATATAAACTCAAAACTCGAACAGTTAAAAAGTTTGCTTGGCATAAGCGGAACGGATGAGGATGCGATGCTACTCACGCTCCTATCCATTTCCGCACAAAAGATACTCGACAGAGCATATCCCTATGACCCAACGGTTACAGAGGTTCCGACTCGTTATGAAACTAAACAAGTTGAAATAGCGGTCTACCTCTATAACAAAAGGGGTGCGGAAGGACAAACCTCTCATAGTGAAAATGGTATAAATCGTACTTACGAAAGTGCGGATGTGCCGGAAAGCCTTATGAGGGGTATTACCCCATATGTGGGGGTGTTCCGATGAGAGCGTTGGAACGAAACAAACAGACTATCTATTATGCTCTCTATGAGAACAAAGAACCAGTTCTTGATGAGTATGGTAATGAAACCGGAGAGTATGAAATATTGTATTCCTCCCCCACCGCTTTAAGAATAAATGTGTCGGCGGCAATGGGTGAAAGCTCGACAAGACCATTCGGTGATTTCGAGAAGTATGACAAGGTTTTAATGACAGATGACCTAAGCGTACCAATCACTGAAACAAGTATTCTATGGATTGATTCGCTCGATACTCAGAAACCCCATGATTATATTGTCAAGAAGGTTGCTAAGAGTCTGAATAGCGTATCGATTGCCGTGAGTAAGGTGAGTGTTAGTGCGTAAAATATCGTTCGGTCTATCTGTCAAAGAAATCAACCGTGCAATGAAAGAAGTCGAAAAGTACAAAGCTGAATTGAACGCTAAAATATCCTTGCTGATTGAAGCTCTTACAGATTACGGCGTAGAGATTGCTAAAGTACAAGTTCGGCAACTTGGAGCATGGTATACCGGTGAACTTGAGTCGAGCATTAGCGGCTACTTTAGTCCATCGACAGGCGTTGGTATCATCAAGGCGGGTGCGCCGTATGCGGTTTACGTTGAATTTGGAACAGGTGTTGTAGGTTCCGGTTCCCCCCACCCCGCTCCGGCAGGATGGCAATATGATGTAAATGCTCATGGCGAAGATGGTTGGTGGTATTTCAACGATAGAGATGGAAAAATGCATTGGACGAAAGGAATGCAGAGCCGTCCTTTCATGTATAACACAGCACGAGAATTAGAGCAGGAATGCGTAAAAATCGCTAAGGAGGTATTCAGCCGTGATTGATATTGAGTCTACAATCTTTGAAAGGCTATCAACGTTGCTACGAACTAATTATAATCCCATATCGGTTTACGGTGAGTACGTCAAAACTCCTGCCGTATTCCCTTGTGTGACAATCGAGGAAAAAGACAATTATGTATTAGAACGAACTCAATCGAGTGAAGGAATTGAGAACCATGCGGGACTCATGTACGAGATAAACGTGTACTCCAACAAAAAGACCGGTAAGAAAAGTCAATGTAAAGACATTTTCTCTTTAATTGATGGAGAAATGCAGGACATGGGGTTTACACGAACAATGTTAAACCCAATTCCAGATTTGGACGATGCTACTATTTATCGAATGGTAGGTAGATATAAGGCGGTCGTATCGACCGACAAAACAATTTATAGGAGGTAAAGAATTATGGCTATTAGTACTTATGGCGTTACTTTGAAATGGGGAATCTCTGCCGAAACTCTGACAAAAGCAATCGATGTTAAAGATTTTCCAGACCTCGGTGGCGCTCCCGAATTACTTGAAACCACTACCCTTTCAGATGCTGCTCAGACGTATATCAATGGCATTCAGTCAATGAGTGCTATGGAGTTCACAGCGAACTACACTAAATCCGATTACGAAGCAGTATTAGCAGACGCAAATAAGAAACTGTATTATGCCCTTGAATTCGGAACAGCCGGTTCAGAAGGAATTTTCGAATGGCAGGGCGAGCATGATGTTTGGGTTGTAGGAGCCGGTGTAAATGCCGTTACTGAAATGAAAATCAGTATTGCCCCTTCCACTAAACCTACTTTGAAAACAGTTTAACGGAGGTGTAAATAAAATATGGCTAAACAAATTACTTTTGAGTTTGAAGATAAGGAATATATTCTTGAATTTACAAGAAAGTCTGTTGAAACAATGGAAAAGCAAGGCTTTGTAGCAAATGAAATTGCTGAAAAGCCAATGTCTACTTTACCAGCTTTGTTTGCAGGAGCTTTTATTGCACATCATCCTTATACAAAGAAAGAAACAATTGACAAAATTTTTGACAAACTTACTAATAAGCAAGAATTAATTGGCAAATTAGCTGAGATGTATAATGAACCTATCATGGCTTTGATAGATGAACCGAGTGAAGATGAGGGAAACGTGAATTGGGGAGCGAGCTGGTAAACTTAGCTCCTCTCCATACTTATACTTATGCAGAGCAATTTAATAGCCAATTTCCATTTTATTTATCAATAGGAATGACTTATGACCAATTTTGGAATGATGATTGTGAATTAGTTGTTTATTATAGGAAAGCTAATGAATTAAGGAACACTCAAAAAAATCAAGAGTTGTGGCTGCAAGGCATGTATATTTATGAAGCATTATGTTGTGTATCCCCAGTATTGCATGCATTTGCAAAAGATGGCACAAAACCGTTACCTTATCCAGACAAACCTTATGCTATATCAGAGAAAGAAATAAAAGAGCGTAAGGAAACTATAGAAAAAGAAAATCGTAAGAAAGCAATGGCAGTATTTATGGCATGGTCATCACAGTTAAATGTACCATCAAATACCGAACGAGAGGAAGTGAACGCAGATGTCCACCACGATTGATAGTTTACAAATAGAAATAACTCAAGATTCACAGCAAGCAGTGAACGGCTTGGATGCGTTAACAAATTCGCTTGGAAAATTAAAAGCAGCAACTCAAGGTATAGAAGGGTCTTTAGATGGCACAAATTTTAATAAATTTACTACTCAAATAAAACAGCTTTCAACAGCTCTCCAACCTTTACAGGGTTTTAAAACACAGGCAGCAGGACTACTGTCTGCTCTCAGATATTTTAAAGATACTGCTGAAGAACTCAATAGCTTTTCAGGCTTTGACAAGTTTGCTTCACAAATAAAATTATTGGCAGATGCTTTGCAGCCATTAAGTGGAACTGGCAGTAAATTGGGAGCTACGTTAAACGCTCTTGCGCAGTTGCCTATAATAAACGAACAATTAGCATCGGTCGATTTTAGTGTATTTAGCGATAAGATAGTAGCTTTAACTGAAAGCTTAGCTCCGTTAGGCACAATACAAAGCAAGCTTGGC